TTTATTGTAGCACAGCTCGGTGTAGTCGTTGGTTTTATGGGGGCTACAGCCTTATCTAAAACTAAATTAAAGTAGGAGTTTAAAATGCTATCATTATTAGGCGCGGCACTTGGATTCGGAACATCTGTAATCCCTAGTATTATTCAAATATTTACTCAGAAACAAGCTGACGCTCAAGAATTAAAAATGCTTGAAGCTAAAGGAAAGTATGCGGCACAACTTTCAGAGCTAAAGCTAGATGAATTAGACGCCAAAGCCGACATTAGCGAGACTGAAGGAATTTACGCTAGTATGAGGGCGGCAAATGCTAAGTCTGGATTTGCGGCAGCTTTATCAGGTTCAGTCAGGCCTGTAGTAACATACTTACTTGTAGGTCTGTTTCTTACCGTTAAAATATCTGGCTTAATGTACTCACTTAAACAGGGATTAGAGTTTCACACAGCAATGCGTGAAATTTGGTCAGACGACACGAATTTACTTTTTACAAGCGTAATTTCATTTTGGTTTGGATCACGTCAGTTTGCTAAAATGAGGAACAATAAGAAATGAAATCTAACTTTGAAGAATGTATGGCACGACTGTTAGCTCACGAGGGAGGATACGTTAATCACCCTAGTGATCCAGGAGGTGAAACTAACCTTGGTGTAACTCGTGCAGTTTACGAACAGTACGCAGGCCGTCAAGTTATGGACGGTGAAATGGAAGGTCTTACCCATGATGATGTCTATCCCATCTACAAAGAAAACTATTGGGATCGCCTTCGGGCAGACGATCTTCCTTCTGGGGTTGACTGGTGCTGTTTTGATTGGGGTGTGAATAGCGGACCTAGTCGCGCAGCTAAAGCATTACAACGTATTATTGGTGTAGAGCAGGACGGTGGCATAGGACCAATGACACTGCAAGCCGTTGCTGAAATGGATCCTGCCGATATAATAGAGCAAATGCACCACATGAGAGATAATTTCTACAGAGACCTTAGTACGTTTGACACGTTTGGTCGAGGTTGGCTAAGAAGGAATGACGAAACTAAAGAGCAGGCACTTGAGCTTTTACACTCATAAGTGTAGTATTAAATGAAGGAGATAAGTTATGGCAGGAAAAAAAAATAAAGATTCTAATAGTGGAGTGTTAACTATATCTATTATTCCTATGTCTAGAAAGATGGATGATGATCTTATAGATGCTTCAGACATTATTTCGCTAGAGGGCCAAGATGCAATGTTCATTGAAGGCAATGAGGCAATGTTTGATGAGCCAGAAAAGAAAAAGAAAGTTAAAAAGAAAAAGAACGGCGGCATTATTAAGTACGGTAATGGCGGTGAGGTAAACTCTAGAAAAGGTCAAGGAAGTGCTACAAGTGGTACAAAATTTAGTGGTACATACTGATGCCACAACATAAACATAAGGACCTTGCATAATGGATGTTGTAAAGTTCGCAAAGCATATGTATAAGTTGATCAAAGATCGTGAGGATGATATATCTGAAGCACTTTGTACTGACTCTCCTAAAGACTGGGAGACATATAAACTCATGGTAGGGGAGATACGAGGCCTCTCTTACGTTAGAAATGAATTAAAAGCCTTGCTGGAGACTAACGTAGACGATGACGAAGACATTATATCTTCCTGACAACGTCGCGCAGAAAATAAATGAGAAAAGATCCGCTGAGAAAAGCGGAGAAAGTCCCATTGATAGCGCGTATGTTGACGCAACCCAGAAGGTGTTGGACCCTTCTCTTTTAGATAAATCTTTACTTGATAGATTACCGCAACCTACGGGTTGGAGAGTTTTAGTTATGCCGTACCAAGGCAAGGCTACAACTCAAGGTGGTTTATATATCCCTGACGAAATACGAGACAGAGAAGCTGTTGCTACAGTTGTCGGTTACGTACTTAAGGTAGGACCTTTAGCCTATAAAGACCAAGATAAGTTTGGAGAGAACTCCAAACCTTGGTGCAAAGAGGGTGACTGGGTTTGTATTGGTAGGTACTCTGGCTCTCGTTTTAAAATTGAGGACGGTGAAGTTCGCATCATTAATGACGATGAAGTAATTGCAACTTTGTTGGAACCAGATGATATAAAACATATCTAGGAGAAGAACATGGCAGAAGAAGAAAAAGCAGTAGTAGAAAAAGAAGAAGAAGAAGACTCTGTAGAGGTTGTAATTGAAGATCTTAATACTGAAGAAGAAGTTACTGAATCTGAACCAGAAGTACAATCTGAACCAGAAGTAGAAACGGAAGAGCCTGTTAAAAAAGAAGTGTCTTCTGAAGAGGAGATAGATGAATACGGTGTAAAGGTTCAAGCCCGTATGAAAAAACTTACAGCTCAATATCGTAAGGAAGAACGTGACAAGTTAGAAGCCACCCGTTTGGCTCAACAACTTCTTAGTGAGAATGAGCAACTTAAATCTAGAATGCATAATTTAGATAAGGGATACTTAACAGAGTATGGGAGTAGGTTAGACGGTCAAATAGCGGCAGCCAAACGTCTTCATCAAGAGGCGCATGAGTCTGGCGATACTGAAAAAATGTTTGAGGCGCAGGAACAACTTTCTAAAATATCTATTGAACAAGAGAGGCTCCGGCTTGCTAAACAACGTTCAGACAGTGCTCAAATCCAACAGCCTTCTCAAGGCCAACCGATACAACAACAAGTTCAACAACAACCACCCGCTCCGGCGCGAGTAGATCCTAAAGCAAATGCTTGGGCTGAAAAAAATGAATGGTTTGGAAATGACGAAGCTATGACATATATGGCTTTTAGTATACATAAAAAATTGGTTGAAGAAGAAAATCTTGATCCTGAATCAGAAATGTATTACAAAGAAGTTGATCGACGAATACGTGAGGAGTTTCCTCAAAAATTCGCCGCTAAGAAAACGGTAGGAAACCAGGTCGCCTCTGCTGGGTCTTCCGCAAGCCGCAACAGTTTAAAACAGGGACGCAGGTCGGTTAAACTCTCGGCCTCACAAGTTGCAATGGCGAAACGGTTAAACGTTCCGCTTGAACAATATGCAAAGTATGTAAAGGATTGAGTATATGACAGACAGAACCCCCCGTGCAAACGGAACCCGCGAAAAAGAAACGCGCAGAAAACCCTGGGCACCACCCAGTCACCTAGAGGCACCATCTCCACCAGAGGGGTACGTGCATCGTTGGATACGAGTTGCAATGCGAGGCGAAGAGGATAAAATAAACGTTAACTCTAAGCTCCGTGAAGGATGGGAACCCGTCCGTAAAGATGAATATCCAGACTATGAAGCCCCAACTATTGACGAAGGTCGGTATCAAGGCGTTATTGGACAAGGTGGCTTAATGTTGTGCCGTTTACCTGTTGAAACTGCCCAAGAAAGAGCTGAGTATTACGGGACCCAGACCCGCGATCAAATGGTAGCTGTAGATCAGGACCTTATGAAGGAGCAACATCCTTCAATGCCGATGACTAATAGTCGGCAAAGTCGAGTAAGTTTTGGCGGCCGCGGAAGCGACGCTGAATAATTTCAACTGCTATAAATAGGAGCTTATTATGGCAAATTCTAACGGTTCCTTCGGTCTTAGACCGATGGGAAAAATTGGTCAATCGACCAACTCTACCGGGATGACGGAATATCGTATAGCTTCTGACAACTCTAATCCAATATTCCAAGGCATGGCGGTTATACCGCTCGCTGCGGGTGTTATTGACGATCTACAAGCTGCGGCTGGTGGTAACGTCTCTATTGTAGGAGTTTTCGGAGGTTGTGAGTACGTTTCTTCAACTACTGGTGCAACAATATTTTCACCCTACTGGCCTGGTTCTGGCGCGGATTCAGATTTCCCTGTCAAAGCCTTTCTGTACGATGATCCAAATCAACTGTTCACAATTGCTACATCAAATGTTGTAGCCGCTGCGAACACTGAAGCGGAAATTCGTGCAGCTGTATTCGCAAACATTGCTTTTGCAACGGGTAACAGCGGATCTACATCTTCTGGACTATCTTCTGCAACAGCGGATTTGAATACAATCGCAACCACCAACACATTGGCATTAAGAATTATGGGCATCCAAGATGATCCTGATAATTCTGATTTCACTGCTGCTGGTATCCCACTAATCGTTCGTATAAACAACCACTTCAATGCGCCTACTGGCTCCATTGCAGCGGCTACTGTTTCTACGACTGGCGTATAGGAGACTAAGCTATGGCTATATCACGCGCACAACTAGCGAAAGAGCTAGAACCTGGTCTCAATGCTTTATTTGGCATGGAGTACGACAGGTACGAGAACCAACATTCAGAAATTTATGCTACTGAATCCTCAGATCGTGCATTTGAGGAAGAAGTTATGCTATCTGGATTTGGCGCTGCACCAACTAAGTCAGAAGGTTCAGCCGTCAACTTTGACGACGCTAACGAAGCATATACTGCTCGTTACAACAACGAAACTATTGCTTTGGCATTTTCGATTACGGAAGAAGCTATCGAGGATAATCTTTATGATCGCCTCGGAAGTCGTTACACCCGTGCTCTCGCCAGATCAATGGCTCACACTAAGCAAGTAAAAGCTGCTGCGGTATTGAACAATGCGTTCGCTGCTGGAGTATCTGCTGGTGGAGACGGAGTAGCACTTTGTGACGCTTCTCACCCTCTAACCAATGGTGGCACTTTTGCAAATGAGCCAAGCACAGCAGCAGATCTTAACGAAACTTCTCTTGAAGATGCGTTAATTAATATTGCTGGTTTTGTTGATGAACGTGGTCTTAAGGTTGCACTACGTGGAATGAAACTTGTTATACCTCGTCAACTTCAGTTTGTTGCAGAGAGACTAATGGTTTCTAATCTACGTGTGGGAACTGCGGACAATGACACAAACGCAATTCGTTCAATGGGAATGTTACCTGAAGGCTATGCCGTCAATGACTTCCTAACTGATACAGATGCGTTCTTTGTTATGACTGACGCTCCTCGTGGAATGATCCACTTTGAACGTTTAGCACTTCAAACAAAAATGGAGGCTGACTTCGATACAGGTAACATGCGATTTAAAGCTCGCGAACGTTACTCGTTCGGATTTAGTGACCCTCGTTGTATCTTCGGATCACCAGGGGCATAATTCCACCCTCCCTGTGGAATGAATCGGGGCGGCTTATGTCGCCCCTTTTTTGTAACTTATAGAAGGATAGTATTATGGATTGGATTAAAGGAAGATTAAAAGAACCTTCAAGCTATGGAGCTGCGGCTGTCGTAGGTGTTGGTTTAGGTATTTTGCTTACAATGCCACTATTAACTTGGGCAGGTATTATCTGCGCTATATTTGGATTGGTTCTTAAAGAGAAATCAAGCGAATAAAATAACCTTTCTTTTTACAAAAAGGTAGTGTAATCTAAACGCACCTTGACAGTCACATCCCGTGACTGACTCTAGCCACGACAA